GTACCGCTATAACCGGTACTGGCCCTATCAACATCACAAATGTTACGTGGAGCGCCGGGTTTCTGACCTTTACCGCCACTGCGCACAAGATGGTTCCGACGCAGAAAATTATCACGTCGGGATTGACTGGCAGTATTGCGGGATCGATTACAGGCCCGTTTTCTGTCGCAGATAATACAGGTGAGACGACATTTACGGTAGCTTATCCGACCGATCCGGGAACGATTACTATTGCAGGTTCCCCGCCTAGTGCGTCTAGTCAAATTACGTTGTATGAATGCACAGCGGCAATTTGGATTTTTGCTGAATACATAAAGCAAAACGGCACGCCCGCAACTGGCGTGCAATTGTCATCCGGAGATATGCTCGAATCATCAGCGTGGATTTATGCCGACGACAACTCTAACGGGGTGCCGCCACTGGCGTCCGTCACACTCAGGCAACGACTTTATTTCAATGCGGGAACGCCCACACCAAATCCGGCGCTAACTGATGGAGGCATTTTTCAGCCGCTTACGGGCGAGCCGTCAATAGACAGCGTTTTTGGCCCAGCCCGGTTGGTTACGCCCCGGTTGATTTCGTCATGCACATCTGGTGGAGGAAGTTCAAACGTATCAAATGCTATCGCGCCTAACATTCAGATTGGCGCAGTGTTCAATGCGATTGGCGTGGCACGGTTCCGCATCTACTCTCCTTCAATGCGTGTTGTTCAGCCGGGGCCAATCATCATTTCTACTCCGGCAACTGGGGTGGCGTATGTCAATAAATATCCGTTCCCGCTTCGTATCGTTGTCGGGCAGAACGGCGCAACCATCTCGACGGCGACGGTTGATCGCGGCGATGCCAATTCGCTCTATACCCTTGGGGCGAGCTTCTTGACAGGCGGTGAAATCACACTAGCGCCCAATGACCGTCTGATACTGACTTACACGGTTGCGACTCCGACGATGACCGGGTTTGTCGATTAATCAATTTCGTGCGTCAAGCGCGGCGTGATTGCATGACAGGTATTTGTCTACCCAAAGATAACATAGTCATGGGAACACGCAACCAACCGCCTTTGGGCGGTTTTTTTATTAATCTACAATCTGGAAACGTCGCGCCTTAATCGCTTCCAATCCGGAGCGTAAAAAGCAAGTCATGAAGACATCCACACCCATGACCCGATCCGCTGCCGCGCCGCTCACGCTCTCGCGCCAGATCACCTTCACCCGCGCCGCACCGCTGGCCGACTGCCCGGATGAACCCGGCGCCGACCTGACCGTCGATATGGCTTTTGCCTCCGACCTTCCTTACGAACGCTGGTGGGGAATCGAGATCCTCGACTGCCGACCCGAATCGGTACGCCTCGACCGCCTCAACGACGGCGCCGCGCTGCTCTATAACCACAACTGGAACGACCTGCGTGGCTCGCACGTTCCCGGTTCGGTGGTCGCCGATGGTCATACCGTGCGCGGCCAGGCGGTGCTCGCCTGGGCTGCCGACGAAGGCCGCACCATCGCCCTGGTCACCGCCGGGCACCTGACCAAGTCCAGCGTGGGCTACGAAGTACATTCAGTGATCGAGCAGACGACCGGCAAGGACGGCCGCGCGATCGAAAGAAATCTCAATGGGCGGCAGTTCATCGGTGCGGTCGAGCGTTGTCAGCGCGAAACCCCTGGCGACCTCACCGCATTCCGGCGCGCGCTCGATGCGCACGCCGGGCCCTTCGAGCGGGCATCGGATGCCCCGGCAACCTATCGCGTCATCGATTGGGAGCCGATGGAAAACTCGCTGGTTACTGTGCCCGCCGATGCCTCTGTGGGCGTCGGCCGCACCGCCAGCGAGCCTGCACCGTCCGCCCCTGTTGTTGAACCGCCACTGGCCACACCCACCCCGACACTTCCCCTTACGAGGACCGCCATGACTCCTGAAGAAATCGCCGCGCTCGAACGCGCCGCCCAAGACAAAGCGCAGCAGCGCATCAACAGCATCGATGCGATTGCCACCCAGTTTGAAAAATTTGACGTCAAGGCCATGGCCGACCACGCCATCCGCTCCGGCACCTCGGTGGACGACTTCACCAAGGCGATCATGGACCACGTCGCCAAGCGCGGCACCACCTGGACGCCGGAGATCGGCATGACGCCGAAGGAAGTCAAAACCTTCTCGATCGTGCGTGCCATCCGCGCCATGCTGGCCAACGACTGGTCAAGTGCCGGACTGGAGCGCGAAGCCTCGGTCGCTTTTGCCGACAAGGCGCAAAAAGCCGGCATCCAGCGCCAGCATGAAAGCAGCTTCTTCTTGCCGATGGAGATCCAGAGACGCGACATGACCGTCGGTACCGGCACCGCAGGTGGCAACATGGTCGCCACCAATCTACGCCCGCAAGACTTCATCAGCCTGTTGCGCAATTCTACCCTGCTCAAGCAGCTCGGGGCGCGCACACTGTCCGGCCTGGTCGGCAATGCCGACATCACCCGGCAAACTGGCGCCGCCACCGGCTACTGGCTGGCAACAGAAGCGACGGCCATCACCGAGTCGCAACAAACCATCGGACTGCTGCAGTTGCGCCCGAAGGTACTCGGTGCCTACACCGAGCTTACCCGCCTGCTGATCCAGCAATCGACGCCGGACGCCGACCAGTTTGTCATGGAGGATTTGTCGCAGGTCATCGGCCTCGCACTCGACGCTGCCGGCATCAACGTCGGCGGCGCCGGCGCGCCGGTCGGCATCCTGGGCACCGGCGGCATCGGCGCCTTCACCGGCACCACCCTGGCCCTTGCCGCGCTGCTCGACGCGCAAGTCGACGTGGCCTCCGCCAACGCCCTCAAGCCAACCTGCGCCTACCTCACCACGCCGACCGTCGCCAGCCTGCTGGCCGGGCGCCAGCGCTTTGCCTCAACCGACACGCCGCTGTGGAAGGGCAACATCCTCGAAGGCGAAGTGCTTGGATTCAAGGGCGCCTCGACCAATCAGATGCCCGCCGCAACGGCCATCTTCGGTGACTTCAGCCAGGTGATCTTTGCCGAGTGGGGCGCGCTCGAAATCGCCACCAACCCCTACGCCAACTTCCCGGCCGGCATTACGGGTATCCGCGCCTTCTACACCTGCGACGTCGGCATCCGCATCGCCGGGGCGTTCTCCGCCGCGAGCACCATCACCTGATCGTCGGCCGTGCTGTACCGGGCAGGCGCCAGCCTGCCCGTCTCACCCCAAGGAGAACGAAAATGGAAGTTGAAATCATCAAGCCGATGTGGTTCGAAGGCCAGCCGCTCAGCCCCGGCGAAGACGGCCAGCCGAATCCTGTGGTCGACATGTCGGTATCGGACGCCACCTACCTGCAGGGCATTGGCCGCGTGCGGGCTATCGTTGCCGAGATCCCGCCGGGTGTTGCCGAGGGTGTGGCGGATGCCGATACGGCTTCCGTATCTCCAGCGGACGCCGCCGTCGGTGATGCCGTAGCAGTAGCTGATGTGGTTGCTGATGTGGTTTCCGTAGCTCCAGCGGACGCTAGCCCTGTCCCGGCCAAAAGCAAGAAAAGCTGATGGACTTTGCCGTCGATCTGCTGGCCATGATGACCGACTTCGGCACCGACGCCACGCTCGGCATTGTGCCTGTGCGTGGCATCCTTGACGAATCTCCGGCCAACGAATTCGGCATAGTCGGCGGTAACGCCCCGCGATTTACGATGAAAACCGCCGACCTGCCCGCCGACCCACGCGCCGTCACCCTTACCGTCGGCGCCCGCACCTTTGCTGTGCGCGACTGGGTTAACGACGGCACCGGCGTGTCCACCTTGCAGCTTGAACTATGAGCCACGTCCGCCAGCAAATCCGCGAAGCTGCCGCTACCCTCTTAACCGGGCTGACGACCACCGGCGCCCGCGTCTATCAGTCGCGCATCTACACCCTGCGCGACACCGACCTGCCGTGCCTGCTGATCAACACCGACGACGAGCAGGATGTCACCCTTGGCCCTGGAGAAAACTCCGCCCAGGAACGCAACCTGCAGCTTTCGATTCGCTGCGTATCCAAGCAAGTCACCGACCTCGACGACAAGCTTGACACCATGCTCGCCGAAGTCGAAACAGCCCTTGGCAATCAAACCCTGAGCGGAAAGGCCAAGGCCTTGCAGCTTGAATCAATAAACATAGAAATGTCCGACGATCTTGAAAAACCCGTCGGCATCGCTACTGCCGTTTTTCGAGTCACTTACTACACCGCCACCGGAACCCCGGCGACGGCACTCTAGGAGCATTTACCATGGGTATCAAAACCAACAGCGGCCTCAAGCTCTACATGGAGTCTGCCATCGCCGCCGCAAAAACCATCACCGCCATCACCAAGGCCGCGCCGGGCGTCTGCAGTTCGACATCGCACGGATTCATTGCCGGCGACACCGTGCTCATGGAGATCCAGGGCATGGTCGAGCTCAACGGCCGGCTCATGAAAATCGGAACCGTCCCTGACGCCAATTCATTTCAATTGGCTGGCGTTGACGGTACCACCGGCATCGACACCACGCTGTACAGCACATTTTCCAGCGGCACGGCAAAAAAGGTAACGCTCGGTACCTCGATCACCGGCGTACAGGATTTCAGCTTCGCCGGTGGCGAGATCAAAACCGTCGATACCACCACCGTCAATGACATCATCGACACCCAGATCGTCGTCGGAGCGTCAGCCCAAAGCGCCGACATGACCGTGCAATGGGACCCTGCAGCCGCAGCGCAGCAAGCCATGATCGCCGCCTTCGCTACGCGCGCCAATAAAGGCTTCAAATGCCTATGGCCGGATGGCGCCTTCGTACTCTGGTACGGAACCGTCGGCTACACCGGAGCGCCTGGTGGCGGCAAGCAGGAAGTCACCACCAGCCCGGCCAAGATCACCATGCTCGGCAGTCTCTCGGTCTATAACGTCTGATGAAAACCATCGACCTGGCCCGCTTCAACAAAAGCCGCGAAAGCACCATCGAGGCCGGCGGGCACACGTTTATCATCCGCCGACCGTCGGTGCTCGAAGTGCATCGCGCCGTCTCCAATGGCGGGTCGATCAGCATCGACTTTGCCGCCGACCAGGTGGTCGGCTGGAGCAAGGTCAACGAGTCCGACCTGATCAATGGAGGCGACCCCGAACCGCTGGCCTTCGATGCCGACGTCTTCAAGGCCTGGATCGCCGACCGATCGGACTTATGGCAGCCGATCGTGATGGGTGTCGTCGACGCCTTCAAGCGCCACGAGGAGGCCACAGAAAACCGGGGAAACGCCTAGCGGACTGGCTGGCGTCCACGCGCCGCCCGATGCCTGCCGGATCGGTGCCGGCAGAAAGCCGCCCAGCACTGCTCGCGTGGAACCTGATGGGTGGCACCATCGACTGGCAAGCCTTGCCGTGGGTAGCCGACTATCTCGGCATTGACGATCTGGATGCAGCGATACTTGACATGATTGTGATACGAGATGACAACCGCTAACCCAAAGATCATACTCACCGCCAGCGACCAGACCAAGTCCGCATTCGACAGCGCCAGCCGATCGCTGTCGACACTCTCCACCAAGGCGCAAGCCGTCAGCACCTCATTCAAGGGCTTGGCGCTGGTCGGCGCCGGTGTCGCCTTTGCCGGCATGGTCAAAAACCTCGCCGAGGCCGGAGACAAACTCCAGAAACTCTCAGTAAAAACAGGCATCGCCGTCGAGGATTTAAGCAAGCTCGATTACGCCGCGTCGCTTAGCGACCTGAGCATGGAAGACCTGGGCGCCGCCCTGACCAAGCTGAACCGTGTCATGGGCGACGCCGCCAACGGATCGAAAGAAGCCACCGACGCCCTGGCGCGCTTCGGCGTAGCGCCAGACTCTGGGCAGACCGCTCTTGAGGTTTTCAAGCAGATCGCCGATCGCGTCAAGGCCACCGGCGACGAAACCCGCGTCGCCAGCGCGCTGAATGACGTTCTCGGTAAATCGTTCGCTAACCTGATCCCGCTGCTCAAGGGCGGAAGCGACGGCATCAAGAGCGCCGCCGACGAGCTGGCCAAGTTCGGCGGTGTCATGACCGGCGAGCTGGCCAAAGCATCAGAAGATTTTAATGACAACATGACCAAGATCGGCAAGGCGATCGACGGTCTTAAAATCTCGCTCCTGGGCGGTGTCGTCAAAGGCCTGCGCGATATCACCACAGAAATGCTGGAAGGCACCGTCGCCGCCGGTGGATTTTTCGCCGCGCTCAACGCCGGCGCTACGATCAACCCCTTCAAAAACACCTCCGAGAATCTTAAATCCGTCCGTGCCGAACTCGCCGAAATGGAGCGCGTAGCCAAAGAAGAAGGCTACATGGACGCCGAGCGCTACAAGCGCAAGAAAAACCAGCTCGCCCTGCTCAAGCTTGAACAGCAGCGGCAGGCGTTGGCCGGCGCCGAAAACTACGGCAATGAGGGCATCGGTTCGCGTGTCAAGCAGGCCGAAATCCTTGATACGCCAAAAAAACCAGACAAAACAGGGCGCGCAAAAAAAGAGGACGCTTACACCGACCTGCTGACCCCGGCGGCAGAATCCTATGCCCGCGCGATCGAATCGCTCAACAAAAACCTGCTCGACGCAGAAAAGTCCACGCT